AACTTCTTGTTCTCACCCTTTAACCGAAAAGGTTTGTTGAGGTTCACCTTCCTGCCTTGATACTCGGCTTTACCTATAGGAACACAGTTAGGAACCTTCTTGCCTCTAAGCATTTTAGTTCCTATCATTTCATAACCAGCCTCGCAAGGTTTCTTTTTGTAAACATACTTCTCTAGTATGTCATCAAGGTCTTGATTCATTTTACTAAATCTTCTAGCTTGTATTGCTCGCTCTTGATTAACTGCGCCTGCGCGCGTAGAATGACAGCCTAATAATTTTTTATCTTTCTTAGCAAAAAGACAATACTTCTTTCCTCTACGCTCTATTATCTTTTCTACCATTCCTTCTATCTCATCTAAAGTTACTTGCTTTGTCACCTTTACAGGTTCTGCTGCTTTTGCTGCCGCTACTTGTGTAACAGTAGCTTCTGGGTTAGCAGGCTTGTTACCAACCCATGATACAGACCAAAGAGACAACTCGGAGATGTTGTTGTGGCAGACCTCTCCTTCGCAAACCTTCTCTTGTTTCTCAGCTTCTCCCCTTATAGAGGAGCCACCCTTGTCACCGTAAATCTTCATCTCTTCCCACACCCTATCATGCATAGGAAGCTTGTTGTGTACGCCTACGCGTATCTTAACTTTACCATCTTTAATCTTGTATGCAAGAGGTAGCCCTACAGGCATCTCTTCATGCTTGTATGAATATACGCCATATTTCATATAGAAATCCATGGCTTCTTTAATCGTGTCAGTACCTATCTTATCGTTCTGTTTATCAACGATAGGTGAACTAATAAACGTCTCTAAAATTCTCTCGTTATACCACTCCGGGCGGTAAACTTTCCAATTAGTATTTTTAGCGTCTGCCACAGTCTACGATTGGCTACGTATATATAAATAGACAAACCTTTCCGGAAACTACGGCTTAGCTTTGTTAAATTCTGCAACGATTTGCTTATTTAATTTTTTCATTGCATTACTTGCTGCAGGCCTTAAAAATGGTTGAGCCTCGGTAAATGGTTGATTCTCAAACACCGCTTTCGCTGCTGGAAAGTCTAAATCTCCACCTACTTCTTTCCATGGCGGAAAAGGACTGTAACCACCAAACTCTATCAACGCCGCGGCTGGATGGTCTGAAACTACTTCATAATATACCTTGTCGCCTTCAACATAAACTGTACCCTCTATACTGTTACCTAAACTGCCTGTGTTATATCTGTAATGTGAATACGCAAAACTCTTAGCCTCACTAACTACTTCAGGCAATACTGCTACTGCCGCCCTTTCAAGTATATTTCTCCAATTGCTTTCCTTTTTAAAAAAGTTAATCGTAGGTGCAAAATTTTTTGATTCTACAGATATTCTCATAAATTATGTTGCACTTCTTCTACTGACAAATCGCCGTACTTTTCTTTCCACTTTCTGTTAACTACTTGCGCTGCATTCTTTCTCATATGCATACGTGCTATCATATCGCGTTGTCGCTTCTCTTCTGCCTTGTTATTCCAAGCCCTTTCATGCTCGCACTCTTCACAAAATCCATTAGATAATATATTAACTCTAATTTCTCCAGCCATACACTTTTTGCAATGTTTCATGGTTTTAACGCTCCTACTTCTGGTTTGTCTTCTGTTACTGTAACCTGCGGGTCATCTGGTAACTTAAGATTGCCATCTTTGTCTAAAGTAGCTTTTATTCCTAACTTATTAAGAACTGTAATTATATTTGCTTTCTGTAACATATTAGCTAAATGCGTAGCTTCGTTTTTCACGTTAATATCTGCAAACTTTACCTTCCATGTTGTTATACCCATCAACCTCATCAATGGCTTAAGGAATCCCATTTCCAAACATTGCTGCGTTTCTAACACCGTCCTGTCAAACAAAGATATCTGCTCGCCCTCTGCATTCAAACCACCTACACCAGCAACACTTCCTGTTACTATTGGCATAACGCCATAAGCTGCGTTTATATCGTTGTTAATGCGCTCCATATATGGCAGTGCCATCAACTCATCCATGTTAGGCATAACAGGCAC